GTTGTGTGGAATGCTGAAAGCTGCAAGAATAAAAATAACAAACTGTTTTAATACATACTCCCACAATATGGCTAAGGCACAGGACATCCCGATGAGGGGCCTCCACGACCGCTGCATAATACCGCCAATGCCTGTAGCAGTAGACTTAGCGTCAGCTAAGTTAATATCCATTTGTTTAGAATTGATTTCGTTCTCTAGTTCTTTGAGCTTGTTTCTTGCGGCAAGCTTTTCTTCTTCTGAAGTGTGGACACTGTCGATAACTTTACCAACAGTGTCTACTAAAGATCCGCCTAATAATTTTGATAACATTGATTAGAGGTATTGAGCGGCTACCCAGCCGATAACTAGACCGATTACTAGCCATTTTTTCTTTGGGTGTTTGTCCCAAAGGTCTTTTATCCATTGTGTGTTCATTAGAATACTCCTTTGAATGGTTTCTTCTTAACTTGAACAGGTTTTTGACCAGCAGTCTTAGACTTCATTGGATCGCTAACCGGTTCCTTGTATGGAACTTTTTTGCCATCAATAATTGTTGAATTATCTGTTGCTTTTTCCATTACTTTTTCCCCTTCCTTTTAAGTAAAGGGCTTGTTCCCTTTAATTGAATACCACATTTCTTCATAAGTCCACCCTTTTTTGCACCTATGATTTTTTTAAAGTCCTCTGCAATCTTCATATTTTTTTTAATATTATCTAGAGTCGGACCTTTGTTATAAATTTTGTCCATTAAATCCATATAACGACCAGCGTCTTTCTCAGCGTTTTCATCATCTTTTTTAAACTGTTCGTCCAGCTCTTTTTGGTTTTTCTTTTCTCTTTTTGCCTGGTCTTTTGCTAATGTTTGTACTGCCATTACTTCCTCTTTTTCAACAGTGGGCTCGTGCCTTTCATTTGCATACCCATCTTAGCTTTTTTAAGGACACCACGACCAATGAGAATGTCCTTCTTGGTGACTTTGCCATCGCCGTCCATGTCTGGAAAACTTTTCTTTTTCTTCTTTTTTTTCATCTGACCACCTTTTTTCTTGTTATCAACTTTACCTGCATCTACTAAATCAAGTTTACGAATTGCTTTATCATATGCGTCTTGTGAGAGAGTTTTGTTATCCAATGATTTTTTTAGAATAGACTCAATCATCGGTCTAATTGTAGGTCCTAGTTTTTTTGGATCAGCCATATTGAAAAATTACACTATTTTGTTTTTAATGCAAGTAAGCTTCTTTTGACTTTGGGTCCATGTTGATCTTGGCCCATTCAAATAAAGTCTCTGCTTCATCCTTATTAAGATAAATCATGTAGATCTGTCGAACAACGGAGAGATAAGCACTCGCCACGATCAACGGATCAAACTGATCAGAGATGTATGATAGGCTACTTGCCGTTTGATCACGAATAACTACTTGAAGATCCTCTAATTGTTCAGGCGTAATCGTCGACAGACTGTATTTAAGTCCTTTTGGTACGAGATTTTCCTGCTTTTGAGAGGGCGATTGCGATTTTTTGTTTTTCTGCTCTTTTTTTGCCATGTTTTTTTGCCGTTTTCTTCAAAACTTTGGGTGGATTCTTTTTTACTTCCTTAAATGCCTCATCAACGGACATTTTTCCCCCTTTTGCCCTCGTTTGAACCACATTTTTCATCAATGAGTTTAAATAATTAGTGGGTGTAAGCCTTTTTTTACGTCCTTGCTGCTTTACTAGCTGCTGTAACTGTTGAATTTGTTGTCTTGTTAAACTAACCACGTCTACCTGCCTTTAATTGATCACGTTTGATAGCCATTTCCTGTCTATATTCTGTCAAATCCTCCTGAGTTTGCAACTTTTTCTCTGCTAAGTCTCTGTCTTGATCTAATTTTTGTTGATCCATCTGGAATTGCATCATGGACTCTTGAGCTTTACGTTGAATTTCAGCACCACGAAGCTCTAACTCTTTGTTTTTAAGCTCGACTATCGGATCTTGGCCCTGTTGCATTAAACCTTGTTGCTCTTCTTGTACCATTTTGTTTGTTACGACAGCAATAATTTGTGAAATTTGATTTTCTGCTTCGTTCTGAATTTGCTGCATGATTTCTGGTGGAACTTGTCCTCCCATTTGTTGTGCAATTTGAGCTAACTGCTGTTGTACAACAGCTTGTATTTGCGCTCTTGCAGCTAAAGATACGTGTTCAGAAACATGACCTTGTAAAATTGCAAGTATTGCAACTTGTGATTTAACTAACTGTGATGACATAAAGGAACGATGTGCTTCGATATGTGCATCATGATTTTGTTGAATGAAAGCTTGTAGTTGTGCCCCCTTCAATGCTTGTGCATTTTCCATACCTGGATCCATAGGAGCTGGTTGTTGAGGAGGTGGTAATAAGTTTTCTACGTTTTGAACACCCAAAGCTTCGTACATTCTTCTGTACGCCTCATACAAGTTATGCATTTGTGGATTGGTTTGTGCCAATTGTAATTGCATTTGAGCCATCGTAACTCTTTGAGAAATAGAAAAAACGTTTGGATCTGATTGTGGTAAAACATCTACACGCTGATCAAAATCTTGAGCTTTGATAAAAGAATTACCTCCCGCTACGTTGTATGGATACATCGGTGGTAAATAAGTAGAAAATACTTTTGCTAATAATTTAAACTCTATCTTTTGAGCGTAATGTAATCTTTTGTGAATCGCTGACATTACCTTGGTTCCTCTTTCGAGTAAAGCCATGGTAGTGCCCACTGGCATTTCTGAAGTGCCACCTTCAGCTAATTTCATGTCAGCTATTGAGGCGAACCGTCTACCCGCATCTACGCAAAACCCTAATAAGCTAAATAACGTAGCAGACGGTTCTTTATATGGTAAAGGTAGTAGAGAATCTCTTAATACCCCGTTAGGTGCATCAACGTCTCTAAATTCTCCTGGTTGGATTGGTTGATCATCGTCTCTGATTCTGAAGCCACGAGACTTGAACCCAGCTGGTAAATTTGACAATGTTCCTGCATCAAGCAGCTGACGAAGAGCAGCAGTTGCAGTTCTACTAAGGCCACCCAACATATGAATAAGACCAAAGCCGTAAAAACCAAGACCGGGTAAGAATTTGTAATGAACGAAATATTGAATCTTTTTTCTGAGTGGATCAGCTTTACTATAGTTTCTATAAATTGATAAAACTTTACCTGAACCTTCATCAATAGTGACAATATAAGGTACTTTAATTCCTGACTCTTCTTCAAAACCTTTTAAGTCTAACAGCACATGCATCTCTAACAAAGTATAATCTTGATAAGTGTCTTCTCTCTTTGTGCCTTCTAACTGATCATATTTTTCTTGAATATCATCATCCACATCGTATGGACTAATCTTCACATCACGATAGAAACCTGACACTTGTTGTTTTTTAATTTCGTTCTCTGTCATCTTTACAACGTGAGTCACACGTTCTGCAGACTCCAGGTCAGATGTCATGTAAGGAATAACAAGATCTTCTGCTGCAATAAATTTAGATACGGCTCTGCCCATTCCACCATCATAATAAATTTTCTTAAACGCACTTCCGGCTAATGGTAAGTGAAACAATAATTGATCCATCTCAGGATCATACTCTTCCATTACATCAGTGATGTAATAGTTCATAAACTCTTTTACACGTTCTGATTGTGATTCAACTTCTGGAGTAGCTTGTCCAATTATCTGAGTTCTAACAGGACCACCTGCAGGCAATAACTCTTTGTAAGACTGTGCTTGAAACTGAACAACAGACTCTGAGAGTAGCGGGTGATAAACACCACTTGCACCATCAAAGGGTCTTGTTCTTTCTTCGTATTTGAATCCAAGTAAATCTAAACCTTTAGTGTATCCTTGTTCCCATTCTTCTCTCGAGCTCTTATCACTGCTATAGCCACTTTGTAATTCATTCGACAATTCATCTAAATCATCGTCTTCTAAAAAATCTGCTAAGTTTGCTCCAAAGGGAACTCCATCTTGTTGTTCCTCTTCAGGATTAATGACGACAGAACCGTCAGCTTCTTCTAAAAATTTTCCTTCAGGCTGATCGCCGTCTAGTGTAATTTCCTGTCCAACTTTTTCTATTTGAATAATTTCGGCAGGGTTGATTGCTTTGTCTACGTTATTATCTACCATTTATGACCTCATCTAACGAAAGTAAACTAGGACTTTCTATTTGTCCACCTCTTTTACGAGTGACATAATTCTGAAGAAGACCTTCATCTAATTCAACTCTAGGCTTATCATAGTTCTTTTCTTTTAGATACTCTATTGTCGGTGTTAGATCTATGAAACCCCAACCTTGAGGATTGTTTGGAATGTACGCATCAGGATAGTTTTTAGTTGTAGCAAAAGTAGAAGCATCAAGAGTATTATAGAATTGACCCTCTTCAGTTTTTGCACCTTGTTCATAAAGCTTCGGTGGAACAAAATCATCTCCATATATTTGTTGTCCAAGTTTTGTAAGCTTACCAACCACGTTGTTGGCTGCTTTATACATTGTATTGTTTTTAGGATTGTCTATCGATCCGTAAAAAGCAAACATACCTTTCGCCCTACTAGAATTACCTAAAGCATTAAGAGTGGTTTGTTCGTTTGTAAACTCATCTCCTCTTGGCACTCGGTCTCCTCCTAATTGAATTTGCGCTGCGTGTTCACCAGGAACCCAAGTGACCTTGTCCACACCTGTTCTAATTGAGTCAAGAACATATTGATAAATAGCTTCTTCTGCATAACCTAAAGGACCAGTAGATACATAAGGTATTGTTTTAGATATTTTGCCCGGTATGTTTTCAGTTTCGATTCTTTTAAATCGATATTGATTTTCGACATACTTGTTTAACTTTTTCATGTATTTAAAAATTTCATCAGCTCTTGTATTGTTTGCTAAATAATTTTCTCGGTTCGCTTCAGGAATATTATCAAGCATTGTTGCTTGTTGCTGTCCATACAATCTATCTATTAACTGTTTAATTTCTTCAGAGGAAGCTGATAAGAAAACATCTCCATCTTTCATGATACCGGTAATGTCTATTGTTTTTGCAATCTCATCAGGAGTTAACTTGTAAAGCTGTTGTAATCTTGGAATATTATTTTCTGTAAAATCATTTATCTCAGCTGCAAGATTTTGTGACTGAATCGTCAACGCCGGATCATAATATCTATTTTGTTTTCGAATGGGTCCTTCTTGATCAGACTGAACCTCAACCAAAACATTATAGTCAACTCCGTTAGGATCAGTGAGTGTTCCTGTTCGATAGTGAAAGGCATCCATCTGCTGGCCACCTGACCATGAATTATTAAAGTGAGTGCTGTCTTTTGTATTCTCCCCTAAAATACTATCGGTTCGTGGAACAATGGTAATCGCTTGAACGTCGTAGTTTTTAAGATTGTTTGGTCCTACTGATCTATAGGAAGGTGCATTAGCCCCACTCATGAAATCTAAAAGACCTTCATTTGTTTCTGGTATATCTAGAGTTTCATTAATCTTTTGAGATAAAATTCCGAAGGCTCTGTTGAAATTATTGAAACGAGATATAGGACCTAGTAAAGTGGTGCTGAACTGCATAATAGGATTTTTTTGTTCTTCTAAATTTTTAGCATGTTGAATAGCTGCCTCTTCATAAGACGTTCCAAAAACCTTTTGAGCTTTTTCTGCCCTAAAACGAGCAGCCATATCTTGATAGTTTTGATTAGCCGCCGCTATGAGCTCGAGATATTTTTCATCTGACATATCTCTTCCTTCAAAGGATTGATTAGTCATCTCAATTAATGAATCAATATCTTTTTGCATGTCAAATAAAACACCCTCTCTTAAAAAAGTGTTGTCGTACAAGTTAGCAAACTGATCATTTAATTCTTTTAGTCTTTTGATATACAAATCTTTGTTACTGAGTCTTTGACTATCATCACGAGCGTATCGAACTTTCTTTGTAAAAGGATCTAGTTCCTCACCCATAAAATCATTCATCAAAGTTCCTTTAGTAACTTTTAATCCACCACCTCTTTCTTTGTC